ATCAAACGAGCAATCAAAACAGACCCAAGACTTGAGGGAAGCAAGTACGGGATTTCCTTCAGCCATCTTCAAACGAAGCACTGGTTCGATGAATACCATGAGTATGAACATGGAGCGCCAGCGATTGCTGACTACGATGGTGTCTCTTACGCGCACTTCTTTAGTAGCGGCAACTTTGGTTCTGCTATGTCTGGTATGCACCATGCTAACGGGTTACTGGCTCATCGTCACCATAGCTCTACTTGCGGCCACAGCCATAAACGTGACCTTAAGTTTAAAGATGCTTCGCACCCTAACGGTGTTATCGGACTTGTCGCTGGGTGTTATAAGGGTGCAGCAGAGGGATGGGCAGGCCAAGCCAACAATGAATGGTGGTCAGGAGTAGTTGTTAAGCGAGAGGTATCTAACGGTATGTACGAGCCTCAGTTCGTGTCTATGGCAACACTAAAGGGGATGTATGGGAAAGCGTAGTAACTTCGAAAGAGTTGAACGTGATTACTACCCGACACCAATAGCTGCTGTTGAGCCATTGATCCCGCACTTGCCTTACACGTTTGATTACGTAGAGCCATGTGCGGGTGATGCTAGACTGATACAGCATATAGATGAATTGACTGGAGGGCATGGGGAGTGCTTATATGCTTGCGACATTGATCCACGACACCCTGATGTATTTACCTTTGATGCTCTTACTTTGGATTTTGGTGGAAGGGGAGTAGTTGACTATTGCATTACAAACCCACCTTGGGATAGAAAGATACTACATCCGATGATTGCTCACTGGATGTACAGGTGTCCAACTTGGTTATTGTTTGATGCTGATTGGATGCACACAAAGCAGTCGGCATGGTTTATGTCGTATTGTACTAAAGTAGTAAGCGTTGGCAGAGTTAAGTGGATAGAAGGTAGCAAGAGCGTAGGGAAAGACAACTGCTCTTGGTATTGTTTTGATGCTTACGCTGATCCAACAAAGGCAACAGAGTTTTATGGTAGGACTATATAAATGATTACTATGCAGGATATGACAACCAAGCAGTACAGCACTTGGGTTGAGGACAAGATAGTTACTGAAGGTAATGACCGATTAGTTGAGAACGTGCTAGGTCTTGTAGGGGAGGCAGGGGAAGTAGCCGAGAAGGTCAAGAAGATGATCCGAGATGGCACTAAGGTGGTCCCTATGGACATCATTAAGGAGCTTGGTGATGTCGTGTTCTACTGTACAGCACTAGCCAATCACGTAGGTTATGACCTCAACACTGTAGTTGAGATTAACGTGGTAAAACTTAATGACCGTAAGAAACGAAATGTAATTAAAGGAAGTGGAGATAACCGATGACATGGTTTTGGAGATACGTGAACTTCCTAGCTACATGGCGGGAACATCGTAAAGCGATTAAACAACTCAATCAGTTAACAACACGAGAGTTGAATGACATTGGTCTTAGTAGAGCAGACATTGATCGTTTGGTCTGGCTTAAAGAAGATAAAGATAACCGAGGAAGAGAACTTAAATGAGCAACAACTATTTACCAACAGACTATCAGTCATTCATTCACAAGTCACGGTATGCACGATGGCAAGAGGGAACAGGAAACAGAGAGTCTTGGAGCGAGACAGTCACACGCTTCATGGACAACATTGTTATTCCCAAGACTGGTGATGACTCATACATCCGAGAGATTGAACAGGCGATCTTATCTCTGGATGTAATGCCCAGTATGCGGTCATTGATGACAGCAGGTCCAGCAGCCTCACGCGACAATACTTCAATGTATAATTGCTCCTACTTAGCAGTGAACAACATTAAGTCATTCGATCAGGCTATGTTCATCTTGTTGTGTGGCACAGGCGTAGGGTTCTCTGTAGAGCGTCAGAACGTATCTAAGCTACCAGAGGTGCCAGAGAAGATGTTTAACAGCGAGACTACAATCGTTGTTAAGGATAGCAAGGAGGGTTGGGCTAAGTCACTACGTCAGTTGATTGCATTGCTATACAGTGGAGAGATTCCAAAGTGGGATGTATCAAAGGTACGACCAGCGGGTGCAAGACTTAAGACCTTTGGTGGTCGTGCATCAGGTCCAGCACCGTTGATTGACTTGTTTAACTTTGCTATCAACACCTTTACTAATGCTAAGGGACGTAAGCTATCATCTATTGAGTGTCACGACATCATGTGTAAGATTGGTGAAGTTGTGGTTGTCGGAGGTGTTCGTCGATCAGCTATGATCTCTCTGAGTAACCTCTCTGATGATCGTATGCGTCATGCTAAGAGTGGTGCATGGTGGGAGAATGACAAGCAACGAGCCTTGGCTAACAACTCTGTGTCCTACACTGAGAAGCCAGATGCACTATCGTTTATGCGAGAGTGGACAGCACTGGTAGAGAGTGGCTCAGGTGAACGTGGTATCTTTAATCGGGAGGCATCTAAGAAACAGGCTGGACTAAATGGTCGTCGTGATGCAAACTACGAGTTCGGGACGAATCCTTGCAGCGAGATAATTTTACGACCGTCACAATTTTGCAACTTAACCGAGTGTGTGGTACGTTCTACTGATACTATAGAAGACCTAGAGCGTAAGGTTCGCCTTGCAACTATTTTAGGGACTATCCAGAGTACGTACACGCACTTCCCGTATCTAACAAAGGAGTGGACAGACAACACAGAGGAAGAGCGACTGTTAGGCGTAAGTCTTACAGGTATCATGGACAACACGTTAACGACACTTAAGAACAATGGCCTAGATAAGATGCTACGTCACCTTAAGCAAGTTGCAGTAGATACAAACAAAGAGTGGGCTGAACGTCTTGACATTCCTGTAGCTGCTGCTATTAGCTGTGTTAAGCCAAGTGGTACGGTTTCACAACTGGTTGATAGTGCCAGTGGGATTCATGCTCGACACAGCCCATACTACATCCGTACAGTACGTGGGGATATTAAAGACCCGCTAACACAGTTTATGAAAGACAAGGGAGTACCAAACGAACCATGCGTTATGAAGCCAGATACCACAGTGGTGTTCAGCTTCCCACAGAAGGCACCTACTGGTGCTGTATGTACCTCTGACATGTCTGCCATTGAGCAGCTTGAGATGTGGTTAATGTACCAGCGAAATTGGTGTGAGCATAAGCCCTCCGTGACAATCAACGTCAAGGCTGACGAATGGTTTGAAGTGGGTGCTTTTGTCTACAAGCATTTTGATGAGATGTCTGGTGTGTCGTTCCTACCCTACAGCGAACACACGTATCAACAGGCACCATATCAAGAGTGTGGCAAGAGCGAATACGAGATGCTTAAGTCAGTCATGCCTACCTCTATTGACTGGTCTGAGCTTGCAGACTATGAACAGGAAGACAATACATCAGGTAGTCAAACTATGGCTTGCTCTGGTGATAGTTGTGAGATCGTTGACCTAGTGTAACCCGACTACCTGAGCATGTGTTTAAACTGCTTACTTAACCCAAGGAGAGATCATGTACACTATCATTACCCGTAACGACTGTAAGTATTGTGACAAAGCTAAGGCTATGATGGACTTAGACAAGATCAACTATGTAGTCTTCAACGTAGAGTCCCCGACGAACAAGTGGGTTCTCTCCCTTATGAAAGAAGCTAACATTAAGACTGTACCTCAAATCTTTGCTACCGATGGCAACCTTATTGGTGGCTTTCGAGAACTTGAAACCTTGATGGGTTTTATCAACACTAAGAAGGAATACTAAGTTGGTACAACAACAGCCCAAGAAGACTAAACGTGAGACTACGTACAAGGGGGCAGCAAAGAAGAAGACCTCTGGGTTAGTACCAAAGACTGTCATGCAGGGTGAGCTAATCAAAGCCCTAAAGGAAAGTCATCAGGTATTCATCTTAGGTCCAGCAGGTACTGGTAAGACTTATGTAACAGCGACACACGCTGCTGATCTATACACAGCTAAGAAGATCGACAAGATTGTTATCACACGTCCTCACGTAGCTGTAGGAAGGGAGCTAGGGTTCCTAAAGGGTGACTTGCACGAGAAGACTATGCCTTGGGCATTGCCAGTGCTAGACGTGCTAGAGAAGCACTTAGGCAAGGGTGCAGTGGAAACAGGTGTTAAGAATGGTAACATCGAAGTTGCTCCTATGGCTTTGATGCGTGGACGTAGTTTTGAGAACGCCTTTATTATTGTCGATGAAACACAGAACATCACGCTGCATGAACTTAAGATGCTGCTGACACGAGTGGGTGAAGGCACTACGATTGTACTGAACGGGGATGCTCAACAGAGTGACCTTAAAGAAGCGGATGGTTTGACAAAGGTTATTCATATCGCTAAGAAGCATATGTTGCCTGTGAACATTATTGAGTTTACTGTTGATGACATCGTAAGGTCTGACATCACAGCTATGTGGGTTAAGGCATTTGTAAAGGAGAAGTTATAGTGGCTAAATGGAAGATGGAAAACCTAGCACATGCAGATGTGAAACAGCATGAGTACGACGAAGTAGATAACGTAAACAGTCCAGCACACTACGGGTCTGGTAAGATTGAGTGTATTGAGTACATCGAAGACTTCTTAACTCGTGAGGAGTACGTTGGATACCTACGAGGGAATATAGCCAAGTACATGCACAGATGGCGATATAAGAACGGACTAGAAGACCTCAAGAAAGCTACTTGGTATCTTGATAGGTTAGCTGAGTTGGAGGAGCGCAAATGAGCTTATTTGAGGGAATACTCCTGTTAAACTTAGGGGTGTCGCTATACTTAGCCTACAAGATAGGTGGCATAGAGACTGACATAGAGATACTCTACCAAGGGTTAGCCCAAGCTATTGGTGAAGAAGACAAGACCTAGAATCAGAAAAGCCCAAGGCGTCCGTAAGGGATACCTTGGGCTTCTTTGTGTTTAACGTCTGTGGTTACTTAGATAGTCCCTTAGCCTTCTCAAAGGTCCGTAGTGAGCCTAGACCTAGTAGACCTCCTAAGACTGTCAGAAGGCTTGTCATATCAAAGACTGGAAGGTCTGGGACATCAGCGCCAAAGGCTATAATAGAGAACAACAATACAGGTTGTACTACGAAGTGATAAGCAAAGGCTACACCACAAGTCCAACCTACGAAGGGTCTCCATGACGATTGAAATAGATTACCCTTAGCTTCTTCTACGTTCACTGCGATCTGTGCAAGAGCAATAGAGTGAGCTTGCTTTTCAGCTAGTGTCCCGATCTCATGGGCCAACTTAGCTTTCTCATCAGCATCTGGAATGAACTTATCTAGTATGTCTGAGATTGGACCTATTAGTTTTCCTAGCATATTACCTCCCCCTCCTAGCCATATTATCTACAGCGTCTCGTATTGCTTTGATGTTCTCATCAATACGAGCCATTGATACAGCTTGAGTTTGAACTGTACGTTCCATAACTTCTACTTCTGTCTGCACCCTAATTATATCTGCTGTGTTAGACTCAACGGCAGAGTTCAACTGGCTGATAAACCAAACTAAGGATACTGTTTGAAGTACGATAGCAAACACTAAGGTTAGTGGTACGCTCTTATTTAAATGCCAGTCTTGTTCCATTACTTGTATTTCTTTCTGTCTAATTCAAAGTGTGGTGCATCGTAGAAACTCTTCCAGTCACCTCCCCATACGATAGGTATTTCAAGTGAGTCTGCTGCTATCTTCATAGCTTCAGCCATAGTCTCAAAGCGTTCAAGATCGTTCCAGTCTACAGGCCAAGGAACCATGTCTACAGCATGACCTGTGATGTGTCGTGAGTTTAAGGTAGTAGACTTACCAGCCTTAAGCAATTCACGTTGACGGTTAATGTTACGGATACCTTCGATGACTGTGAAGTCAACTTCAGTGATTGTGATCGCAAGTTTAACTACATCGACCAGATCAGGGTGTACACCTGACAGGCTCTGTAGGCTACGTGTTCCTAGTTTGTAGGGCATATTTTCTCCTTTAGTTAAAGATAGAAGGTCTTGTGGGTTTAACCCCTGTAGACGGATAGTCTAACCAAGAAGCTCTGTATGTGTTTACTTCAGTCTT